CGATCACGATAGTAGAGATCATGATTGCCGGGAATAAAGTAGAATCGGTCAAACGCTGCTGACAGTTTTTCCAGCGCACGCAGACTGTACTGCAGCGTGTGCATGTTGATGGAAGCACGATGATGGCTCCAGTCACCCAGGAACATGCCGGTCTCACAGCCTTGTGCCCGGGCAGTGGCGATAAACCAGTCTATGAACTGTTCACAGTCTTGGTTGTGCAACACACTGTTGCTTTTTAACCCAAAGTGAATGTCAGTGAATGCAGCAACTTTTTTAAACAAATTCATAAAGTATATGTCAGTTTTTTTAATTGTATACTGTTGGCCGGGAAAATGTCAAGACCGTGACATCGGAGTTTGAAACCCAGATTTCTCAATTGCCATTGTATCCAACTCTGGCTCGGCAAAGGGAGGTCTGGCCAGACCATGTCTTGATCATACACAGTAGCATGTACTATTTGCTGACATAACTCATCTTGTCCACGGTATTGTTGGAGCTGCAACATTTCATTATGGTATGGGATCATGTGTTCAATTTTTTTGGCAAATTTTAGATCGCAAAAATTTCCAATGCGTGTAAGGCTGAAAACCAGATCATGCAATAATTCAGAGACAGATAATATCAAACATCTATCATGACCCCACGTATCGGGATGATACCATTCAACTTGATCGTGCCATGCCGGCATCAGATAACAACTTAAAAACTCTCGCCGTATCCAGACAGGAATCTGATCCATGGTTGTATTGATATCCACGGGCCAATTTTTGTAAATTTTGTCAGGGTTAATTTGATCTAAAAATTGATATTGCCACCAGCACTCCCAAACTTTAAAGTAGTAATTATTAATGGCTAATAATTTTGATCGTTCATCGGGATAAAGATAAATCATCTTATCTACAGTTGACAACACACAATCGAGGTTATCGGAAAGAGATTCATCTTTGTTGGTTTTTGGATGGAAACGAACAAATTGTTTTGCAATATCTTTTGTCACATACTTGTGCCATCCTTGCATATCATGGAGATGATTGCCTCCAAATCCATGGCTGTTACCATTTTTTTTAAATGGACGCACGGTTTCTGTCTCGGAACACAATGTTGTCAATAACCATTCAAGATAGGTACCATAACTACCACCGTGAAACACTATAGGAATAGTGTCGGATATTTTCATTCTTCTGCCATGGTCACGACCGGTCCGGACAGGTTCGCGCCATGCTGTGCATACTGCCGGCTCCAGCTGGGGTTCAGGCCATTGAGCTCCAGGATGTCGTCGCGGATGTTGTGCATTTTCTTTTCGATGTTCAAGATGCGCGTGAACGAGTTGGTGATGGCCGCGGTGTAGTAGGCAAAGGGATTCTGGCTCTTTGACTCATCAAACTGCAGGCCAATCTGGCTGAGCTGCAACAGGGCCTGGCCCCGCATTTCCTCGTTGTAGCTGTTGCCTGTGAGATAAATCCGACCATTCCTTCTGGCCACAAAGCAACCATACTCAGTTTCCGGACACCACACACGCCCTTGATAGGGCACAGTGGGCTCGTTGGGATGCGTTATCTTGCCTCGACCAATGAGTCCACGTCCGTTGCGCTTGCCACCGTGGTAGTTCAAACAACTGCCATTGGTTGTGTTGCCGCGCGGAGAAAACAGATTGATTGTGTAATAATCTACCTTCTTTCCATATGACACATGATCCTGGATGAACTTGGTATTGGTCTTGATGCCGGCCAGAGTACACAGCGCCAGGAACATGTCAACTCGCTCTGCGCTTTTCTGTGCCCAGCTGCGATTGTGATTTTTCCTGAGCCAACCATCGCCGTCGATCATGGTGTCAATCAAGATACGGCGCTGCGCCGGAGTCAGGCTCAGTATGAACTGCATGGTGAGATTCTTTTTGGGCAGCAGCAGTGCTATCTGTTGTGAATCCGCACGACCGATTCCAAACGTGATGCAACCGCTATCGTTGGTGGATTCAGAATATTTCATGTCCAACGAGTCCAGGCACGCACGGATGCGATCAGCACCCTTACCTGCATTCTGATACACTGTGATGCGTTTAATTTTGTCTCCCTGTGTTTCATAACAGCCTTCGGTCACGATCCAGCCTGCCAGCTCTACCATGCTGTCACTGTGCGTGCCAACAGCGGCACCGGCAGTGCCTGGTGCCATCAGGATCACGCGATCTGATTCCAGGATCAGCTCAGCCGGCACCAGACCTCGAGCAGTCAACAGCCGATGCTGCGGAGTGATCAAGGCATCCATGCCACGAGACGTGATACGGTGCATCAGGCCTGAAAATTCATCGCGAAAGATCGATTTGATCTTGCTCCAGGCCAGTCGTTGGCCATCATAGCTCAGTATCTGGTCCTGTTCGGTGATGCTGTCTATGTCTCGCCAGCCCGATTGGGTCAGTGCCTGCGTTTGCTCATCCACACAGTATCCGCGCCAGTTCGATCTAGTGGCATAGCGTTCACACAGTTTCATGAACATTTCTGCCAGCCTGCGGGTCATGGCACCGTGATCGCGACAGTAGTGGCCATGCTCAAGATCGCCTTGCCAGTGGCTCTTGCCCACCAGATAGGGCACCCTGTGATCTGTGACGCGATAGTGCCAGAATGGCGGAAAGTTCACGCGCACATGCACTGGATCCAGCACAGGTTCATCCACGAGATCTGCCAAGGGATCGTCTGGGGGCAATTCGTCCCAGCCCATGATGTCTTCGATGCGTTTTTTCTTGGCCGTTACCTTGGGCTGTTTCTTGGCAGCCTGTGGAATATGCTCCCAGGTCATGATCCTGAACACAAGGTCCGTGTTGGGTATTTTCTTTTGGTCCACCACAACGCCGCTGTCGCGTGTGAGACGGGCCGCACGGTTACGGCGTGCCTCGGCCACGGTTTTTTGGTTGATCTTTGTGACAGAGGGCAGGATGATGTCGTACTGGTGATCTGTCACAGGATCCAGGAATGCACAGTAGGTGTTCTTGCTGAGATGTATCTGTTTTAAGATATCGCGATTGTTGAGATAGTTCACCTTTGCGGGTGACTTGGCAGGCATGGACAAGACGTTTCTCCTGAGATGTGTACTTATTATACAGTGAAACTCCCAGATGTCAAATGTTTCCAAGGTTAATGTGTGCCGTTTTTGGCCACGATAAATACAGGCTCAAGGAAATGTCATGGCCGAGATAGTACGCAATCCCACACCGCAGAGCAACCCTCCCGATCCAGAAGTTCCGGCCTCTGCCCCCTTGCCTCGAGTAGAGAACTCCGCCCCGGCTGTGGTCGAAGTAGACGTCACAGCACCTCCAGTGGTGCTAGGGCCCGCCGCACCCGAGGTGATTGAACGAAACCCTGTGACCGGGGCTCTACGCATTGACATCCTGGGAGTCGGCGAACCAGTAATACCGGTGATCTCGGGCACTGGCATCACAGGACCGGTGGAGGGCATATCACCCTATGGTGAACAAGACGAAGATTTTGAACCACCGCCGGTGCGCGATCCTGGCCAGGATGAATTTGAAAACGAACTGGACAACCTCCGCCGCGCCCAAGAACGCGAGACTCGAGATTTCATAGCATCACAACAGATCGACACTGGTGCACAAGAACCTCCCGAAGTTGATCCTGATACCAACCCCCAGGTGCCACAGGGTGTGCCCTTCGACGATGATGGCAACCTCAATCCGGGTTTTGCCCTGGATGGCGACGGCAATCCGGTGTTCATCGGTCCAGATTTCGTCGATCCCAGCCTCACTGCGTCTGCAGAAGCCAGTCGTGCAGCGGCGCGCCAACAGGCCACCCTGGACAATGCGCGCCGCCAGGCCACCATACAGAGCCAGCGCAAACAGGGCAACGATCGAGACTGGCGCGTGCGGCTCAGCCTGGCGCCACAGGCCAACTATCTCTACAAGGCCACGGATCAGGCCGGTCAGCCCGCTTCTGGAATACTGGCACCCCTGGCAGTGACCAACGGCGTGATCTTCCCCTACACACCCAAGATCACCACGGCCTATCAGGCCAGATACACACCCTACGATCTCACCCACTCAAACTATCGCGGCTATTTCTATCAGGGCAGCTCCATCGACGACATCCTGATCGAAGCCACTTTCACTGCACAGGACACCGCAGAAGCCGAATACATGCTGGCCGTGATACATTTCTTCCGATCCGTGACCAAGATGTTCTATGGCCAGGATGCCCAGCGCGGCACGCCACCGCCCTTGGTGTATCTCACAGGCCTGGGTCAATTCCAGTACAATCAGCATGCCTGCGTGGTGAGCCAGTTCAACTACAATCTTCCCAACGACGTGGACTACATCCGAGCACGCAGCAAGAACACAGTGTCTGGCAGCCTGCTGCAGCGACGCGATCGCCGATCTGTGCCCACCAACATATTCAGCAGTGCACTGGCGAGGCTCAGCGCTGCTGGCCTCAAAAAAGGTGCACAGCCCTCTCCCCCACCGGTCACCAGCCTGGGCACCGCAGACAGCACCTATGTGCCCACCAAACTGGATCTCAGCATCACGCTGAAACCCATGCAGAGCCGTGAACAGGTGAGCCGCCAGTTCAGCCTCAAACAGTATGCCAATGGTGATCTGCTCGAGGGAGGATTCTGGTAATGGCCCAGTACGACGCCACCAGCCCCTACTACACCACACCCTATCAGCAGTTCTTCCTGTCAAATCTGGTGGGTCGACCCATCCCCTCAGAAGCAGATGATCGGCTGTTCCTGATCAATCTGACCTATCAGTATCGACCAGATCTCTTGGCGTTCGACCTCTACGACAATGCCACGCTGTGGTGGGTGTTCTATCAACGCAATCCCAACACGCTCATAGCCCCGCCCTGGGACTTCCTAGCCAACACCCAGATCTATCTGCCCAAACTGTCAGTGCTGCGCAGCACACTGGGCTTCTAGCGCATGGCGGACATCAACATCCTGTATGCTCAACGCGACAGCATCACTAGGCAGTTGGAGACAGTGCGTTTCCGCATCCAAGCAACAGAACAGAACCTGCAGAGACGTGAACAAGAACTGGCACAACTGCAACCTAACCAGACAGCCGACCGGGAACGGCAACAGGTCCAGATCAGAGTCGTGCAAAGAACACTGCAAGGACTGCGAGAAGACGAAGCAAGATTAGAAGCAGAACTGGCACAAGTGAATCGCGAGATTTCCGTGGCCCAACAAGTGGCAGCTGCACCTCGGCAGAGCGCCGGCGACATTGTGCTCGAGAGTCAGCGAGCACGTGACGAAGGTGCCAGTGTGACCAATCCACCTCGACCTGCGTTGAGGATCGATATTGATGGTGTAGGGCAACCGGTAGTCAACGATGATGTTGAGCCTACCAATGCTGACCGTACACCCACGTCCACTGCACCTGGTAGCTCGGCCCAGGATAGCGGACTCAATGATCCCACTCGCCGCCAGAGCCAGACCCAGTCTACGCCGGCCACGCTGCCTGCGCCTGGTCCTGTGCAACCCAGTGCATCTGGACCGCAGGCCGGAGCCAATGTGGGTGCAGCCGCTGCCGGCGATGATGTGAGAGCATCTGTCAATGCCATATTCAGCGGTGACAATCTCAAAATCATCACGCAGGCCAACCCACTGGATCGCTATGCCAGTTATACCTACAGCATCAGTATCTATCTCATGAGTCCGCAGGATTTTGCCAGGCTCACGCGCAGCAAGAACAAAAATCTTGCAGGCTACAATCTCCTGATCCAGAGCGCAGGCATTCCGGTCAGCACCGGATTTGGTTCCACGCCAGGCGTGGCCGATGTGGGCGAGGTCCCCGGGGTCACCACGTTCAGTCAGGACGCAGGACGCAATGAATATTTCCAGGAAGATTTCTACATCGAAGACCTTGAGCTCACCAGCCTTATATCAGGCAAAGGCACCGCAGGCCCTCACAATGTCGCAACACTGCAGTTCCGGATCGTGGAGCCCAACGGCATCAGCCTGCTGCCCCGTCTGCACAAGGCAGTGCAGCAGTATGCAGCAGGTCAAGGAGGCGTCACTGCACAGAACTATGCTGCACAGAACTTTCTCATGGTGATCAGATTCTATGGGTATGATGTGGCAGGCAACCAGTATCTGCCCATCAAAGGCACGCGCAATGACGCTGAAGGCAAGGCAGTGACCACACCCACCACCATTGAAAAATTCATTCCGTTCCAGTTCAAAAGCATCAAGTTTCGCGTGGCGGACAAACTCACAGAATACAGCTGTGAAGCAGTGTGTCCCCAGAATCTCATTGCCACTGGTCCTGCCCGCGGTCAGATACCCTACAATGTGGAGATTACCAGCAAAACGCTGCAGGAGCTGTTCAATGGACCCCTGGTGTTTTCATCCGGGGCGCGCAGCGGCACAGTGGCTGATGTGGGTGAAGTGCCCGGAGTCACAGTGGGCAACCGCAGTGCCAATGAGCCCGGTGCTGTGCCCGGTGTCACTGTGACCAACGGCACAGCCAGCACCACCAACACTGCTCCGGCCAAGGCGTCTGCGGCCAGCACACCCACCATCACACAGGGCCTGGCCCAGGCTCTCAACCAGTTCCAGGATGATCTGGTGAGCAGAGGTGTGTACACCGTGCCAGATCGCTACTCTATCACGATCCTGACGCCGGCACTGCAGAACGCGCGTGTGGTTCCTCCTGGACAGACCAATCAACGCACAGTGCCCATGGGGCCGGGACCTACAGGACCTGCCAATCAGCAGAAGAATCCGGCCACGCAGAGCCAGAACAAGGATGCCCGCAGCACATCAGCGCTGGCCGGCATGAGCATCATGCAGTTCATAGATCAGTACGCCCGCACCAGCACCTATATCTATGATCAACAGAACGACATCAGAGATTCCAACACACAGGCTGCCCTGAAAAATGCCACGCCCAGCGAAGTCACGGCATGGTATCGTGTGGGCATCCAAACTGTGCCCAGGCAGTCTGACGGCTATGATCCCAAACGCAATGACTATGCCTATGACATCACCTACCAACTCAGCCCCTACAAGGTCAATGATCTACAGAGTGACTATTTTGCCAAGCCCAAGTTCCAGGGCACACACAAGAAGTACAACTACTGGTTCACTGGTGAGAACACCCAGATCCTGAAATTCGAACAGGATTTCAACTACATTTACTATCTCACCGTCAACAGCCAGCAAACTCTGGACCAGGCCACACAGACCACAGACTATCGTGAATATCTCAAAAAGGCCTTCAGTCCACGCAGCGCCCAAAGCACAATGGGCACCCAGGGCACCACCAACGAGCCCAGTGCCAATGCCGCAGACTATCTGTATTCACCCGCGGATCAAGGACAGGTGTCACTGCAGATCCTGGGTGATCCTTCCTGGCTGCAGCAGGGAGAACTCTGGGCCGGAGTGGCCGGTGCAGGACAACTGTATGGTCCATTCCTGGATGACGGCACCATCAACTACGAAGGTCAAGAGGTGCTGTTTGAAATCGCGTTCAATCAGCCTGTGGACTACAACTTTGACACCGGCGTCATGGATCCCACCACCAAGAACTTTGACAAGACTGACAGCTCGGCTGGTTCAGCCCGCCAAAGCTATGTGTACAAAGCCACCAAGGTGACCAGCAGGTTCAACAAGGGTGAGTTCACACAGCAGCTGGATGGTGTGTTGATCCTGTTTGATCTGCCTCAGCAGAACCGCGCCCAGACAGAATCCGAACAACGAGATGTGTCGGCACTGCCCAACGAAAGCGCAGCAGAAACCAGGCGGCTGCAGGCATCAGCCGACCGGGTCACGGCATCACCTTCCTTTGCGCAGAGACAGGCACAGGCTGCAGTCACAGTGGGAGACGCTCGCAGAGCACAGTACGGTGAGCTGATCTCGGATCCGCTCAATGCCCTGTTTGGTCAGGGCCGCAACAGCACCGTGGCCACTCCTGCACTGCCAGCCACGGCACCTACCAGCAGCGGTCAGGCCGTGGGTACCGTGAACGATCCTGGTGAAGTGCCCGGAGTCACTGTGACCAATCAAGCTCCACAACAGATAGCAAGAGAACCATGACATGCCTGATAATATAATCCGTACCAAGGGTCGCAGCCAACAGTATCGGGCTGATCGTGGTGGCATGCCCACTGAGATGGGTCCCTACATTGGCATCGTGACCAACAACATAGATCCCACACGCGCAGGTCGGCTGCAGATCTGGATCAATCAGTTTGGAGCCACGGGTGCCGACGGATTGCCAGATCTCACTGAACCCAGCCTATGGCGTACCGTGAGCTATATCCCGCCGTTCTATGGATCCACTCCACACTCAGGCACCAATCAAGGTGCAGGCACATTCACCGGCAATCAACAGAGCTATGGCATGTGGTTTACGCCACCAGACCTGGGCACAGAAGTGATCTGTTTTTTCATCGAAGGCGATCCCAACCAAGGTTACTACATTGGCTGTGTTCCCAATGTCAGCGTGAACCACATGATTCCTGCCATTGGTGCCAGCCGGCGATTCGAACTGGCCAACGGCCCGCAGGACAGCTATTTCGCCGGAGCCACACAGCTGCCTGTGACAGAAATCAACACCGAAAATCGAGCCATAGCAGAAAATCCCAGATTTTTTGATCAGATCAAACCTGTGCATTCCGTGGTGGCTGGTTCAATGATGCAGCAGGGTCTCATACGCGACACTGTGCGTGGCCCCATAACCTCCAACAGCCAGCGTGAATCACCGTCGGCCTGTTTTGGCCTGACCACACCAGGCAAACCCGTGTATCAGAACGGCATATCAGATCTGGAAATCAAGACAAAACTGGAGCGCGGTGACCTACTGCCTGAAGACATCCAGGTGATCTCACGACAAGGTGGTCACAGCATCGTCATGGATGACGGCAATCTCGAAGGACAGGACAACCTGGTGCGCATACGCACTGCCAAGGGCCATCAGATCACCATGAGTGACGATGGTGACTGTTTCTACATCATACATGCCAATGGACAGACCTGGTTGGAGTTTGGCAAACAGGGCACCGTGGATGTGTTCTCCACCAACTCTGTGAATGTGCGCACCCAGGGCACCATTAATCTGCATGCGGACCGTGACATCAACATGTTCGCGGGCGGTGCCATCAACATGAAAAGCACCACCATCAAGGCCCAGGCCGACGCCACACTGGATCTCATTGGCACAGGCAGCATGACCCTGTACAGCAAAAATCTCATAGGCATCAAGAGCGATGGCAGCCTCAATCTCAAAAACATATCAGCGGGATCTTGGGATGCTGGTTCTGCAATGAACTTGAATGCCGGCTGTATCAGCCTCAATTCCGGTGGTGGCGCACCTGTCAAAACCCCCAGCAATCTGCGTGATCTTAACCTGGCTGACACGCGTTTTGTGGCCAACCAAGGCTGGCAAGTGGAGTTTGGAAAGCTGAAAACCATTGTCACCAGGGCACCCACACATGAACCATATCCCTATCACAATCAGGGTGTATCAGCAGTGACCACGGTGAGTGACCCGCCCGTGACAGATCCCACTGAGGCCACTGCGTCCACCCTGGAGAGACTGGCCACAGTGCCGGTCACAGATGGCATCGATTCTGCGGCATTTCTCGAGCAAAAAACAGCAGAGCTATCAGTGGGCTCACTGGATACCACACAGGTCACAGGCCTATTGGCCCAGACCAAACTGGACGTGGGCCAGAGTTTCGATACTGTGAGCCTGGACCGAGGCATTGGTGAATTTGGATTCGATGCTGCACAGCTGGAAGGGGCAGGATTCCTCAAGCCCGGCACGGTGCAGACCTTCCTGAAAGATCCTGCGCAGTTGGAATCTGTGCTGGCGTCGCCCACGGTATGGACCGGCAAGAGTGGCATTGGCAACCTGGACAGTCTCCTGGCAGATCCTGGTCTGCAAAGCGTCACCCAAAACGAGATCATGGTCACGGCACTGGATGGCTTGAAATCAGCCGGCGTAGTCACTGGCACTGAGTCCCCGAGAGATCTAGCCAGTTTTGTCCAGACTGCCTCCCGATTTGGAGTGTCTACCACAGTGGACTGGATCAAAGGTGCAGCACCACCCGACATAACCAATCAGCTGAACTCAGTGGCCAAGGGTGCGCAGTTTGCAGTGAATTTTGTGGACAGCAAGGCATCCGAACTGGTCACCGGCGGACAACAACTGGGTGGGTTTACCGGCACAGTGGAGCGTGGAGCAATGGATCAGGCCGTGACTGCGATCATAGGCAATGCCAAGGTGCCCACACCAAACTTTGGCCAAGGGCTGTACAACAGCACTCCCAGCGCTGACCTCACGTATTCCGGCGACGATGAGATTGTGCTGGAACGCATCAATCAGGAACGTCGCCGCCGAGGACTGCCACCGCTGGGCGGTGTGAGCACATAGTAAATACAGCATGCCCACGTTCATAGGATTCAACACCATAGACCAGTTCAAGAAGTTCACCCTGGTGGACTTTGAGCTGATCAAGCGCGATCTCGCCAATGCGTTCAACATCCAACAGGGAGAACTGCCAGGACGTCCGGGCTATGGCACCACGATCTGGGGATTTGTGTTTGAGAGCCAGACTCCAGAAACCGAACAGGGCATCCTGCAGGAGATCCAGAGAGTGGCCGGGGGCGACCCCAGAGTGTTCATCTCGGATGCCCAGGTGTATCC